TAGAATGTCAATGCTATCCGATCTTATAAAAGTTATTGATGATGCAGGCGAGGAGAACCAAGATGAATAGGTTCGATGATGTGTATGATACCACCGAGCAGCGCCAGCCCACATATAGCTGGGCGCAATCGGTGGATATCATTAACGATGTTCTTTATAGGGAGATGAAAGCGCAATCACTTGCTGGCTTTGAAGCAAAGCGAGAACAGATTGCCGAAGCTTGGTCTACAATATTGCGAGGTGTGTAATGATGACTGATCCTTTGGATAATATTATCTCTCATGTGTCAGATATAACTGGCGTTAGATTGCATGAACTTATGTCAAGCAGAAAGCAGCAAGGCATAGTGGATGCTAAACAAATCTATGTATATCTAGCAGTGGAAACCACAAGCAAAAGCTATATTCAAATAGCAAAGGCTATATCAAAAGATCATACAACGGTCATGCATGCATATAAAAAAGCTAAGTATAAGATTGATGTTGATATGAGGTGGCTCACAAAATTGCGCAGAACTATAAAGCAGATGGGCTTACCATTAATCGTCTAGGTTCTTAACAATCTGAACTACCCTACCAATGATCCGCACATCAGCAAGCCTGACTGTGCGGTTTTTTCTTATTTGATAAATAGAATTTATACCGTCAATCTTTTTTCCTAGTTGCAAACGATCTTCATGGAAGAACAATACAGCGTTGCCTGTTTCAAATTTCTTTTGCTTGCGGACAACGACTATATCGTTTGGGTCTATACCATAGGTTGGAGAATCTCTATTAAATTTGTAGGCAACTATATCGCCAGTTAGATTATACACTGTTACAACACCTATATCTTGTTCAAGGTGATCTTTCAGCGTGATCGTTCTTGAAGCTGCATCCAATGTTGCAGTTTGTGATAGTGAGGGTGCTGATCCCGCGACGTAGCTTAACTTCCCTATTGTTTTCGACGATGGCACAAACTTGCCACCGTTTAAAAAGCGGGTGATGTTGGTCGGGCTTGTGCCTGCCAGTGTCGCCCATTTATTTGCAGACCATTCACGCGTTTGCATGACTGATCTCATCCATACACGAATAGCTTTAGATTCGTAGTCTTCCATTGAATGACACCTCCTACTGCACTTATACAGTACCAAGCATCAACCGTCATTAGAGCTTAATGCAGTATTGCATTACTAATGCTATTGCGCAAGCCTGCATAAATGCAGTAGATTAAATTCATGTTGAGTTATATATCACAGTTAGAAGCAGCATCTAAAGCAGCAAACATCCAGCTATTACAAGCGTTTAGATTGTCTGGTGTACCCACCAGCACATACTACCGCACTATAGCTGGTAAAGATTTGCGTTTATCGACTGCCGAAAAGGTACTGAATGCGATCAGAGTTTACGCATTACAGCAAACCCAAGGCAATCAGTAACAATTGGGAGCAATTAGTTACTGGCTTGGTGTCGCTGCGCCATGACCGAGGCTGGTCTCAAGAAGAATTAGCTGACCGCATTGGCTGCGCTTCATCACTGATCCACAAGTGGGAGCAGTACAAGCGAGTGCCATCTAACTTTCTTTTAATCTGTTGGATGGATGCACTTGAAGCGCAAGTCGAAATCAAAACCAAATAAGACAGGCCACTCACAAAAATGCCAAGGCTGCGGTGACATCACGCCTTGGTATGTAATCTATGGGCATGGGGTGTTGGTCTGCGTCTCATGCCATGAGGAAAAACGATGGCAACATCTCAGCGCAATAAAGGAAACTATCACGAAAAGTGGTGGGTCGAATGGCTATCCTCGTTCGGTGCCAAAGCGAAAAGGCAACCTCTCTCAGGACAGTTGGGTGGAGAGTTTAGCGGAGACATCCGCATTGAAACCAAAGCCGGAGTTCTGATAGCTGAGAGCAAGTACCAAGCCACAGGGCGTGGCTTTAGTTTCTTATCCAAGACACATAAAGAACAGGAGGCTGACATCTATTTGCTCAAGCAAAAGAGTGGGCCAAACTTTATATGTATTGAAGCCAGCAACCCTATAGCTGGAAAAATAATCGGCTGGCTATCAAGGAGGGAAGAAGAATAGCCAGCCGATATCACTATTAGCGGCGAAGGGAGACTAACAAGCCGCAATTCATACTGCATTAACGCTTGCTTCTTGTCAATTATATATTAGACTGGTGCATATATGCAGCATTATAAAAACACAGCAGATTATATTGAACGCGCTTTGCTTGGTAGGCCGGAAGGCTATCCAGTCTGGCTGCGCTTTGCCGATTGCCAGCTAATCAATCGATTGCTGGCTGAAGCTGCGGAAAGCAGCGATGACCCAGCCGTTCGTAAATTATACGAGCGATTCAATAGCCAATACAAGGAGAGAACATGACCGATTTGTTTGATCGTATGGGATTTGATCAACCGCCTATGCCTACACATCTCTATCGTGCTAACGCACCTATCACCAGCATCGAAGCAGCCGAGAGCATTGATGTTACTCACTTAGAAAAGATCGTGCTTGATGTCATCAAGTATTACACAAGAGAAGCAGCGTCAGCTTGTTACGATGGCTGCATCTCTGATGATGTGCGCAAGCGTTGCAAGAATGAGCATGGCATCGACAGCTATTCATCTGTCACTGCTAGGTTTGCATCGTTAGAACGCAAGGGCTTGATCGAATACACTGGTGATAAACAGCCCGGTCTTAGTGGGCGCAAGCAAAGAGTAATGATCGCAACAAATGTTTAGTATGATGGCAGACGCAATGCGTCTCGACATAAAGGATCCACTTGCCAAGTGGTTGCTTGTCACTTTGTGTGACTATGCCAATGACCAAGGCGAGTGCTGGCCTAGTACCTTTACCCTTGCCAGACGTACTGGCATGGGTCGGTCAACTGTGGCTAAGAAACTGAATGTCTTGATCGATGATGGTTACATCGAACGCATGCCAACTGCATTCAACTCAAGCACCTACCGTGTCTATGTGGGAGACACCGGTGTCTCTGTGGTAGACCCCCATGTCTCTGAGGTGGGCAGTAACCTATCAGTAACCAATCATAAACCAAAGAAGATAGTGATCCCTGATGATTGGGTTGCTTCATCTGAATTGCGCGCGGAGATAGATGCGTTGCCAAACATAAAGGAGATAGACCATGACGCTGAACAGATTGAGTTCCGTGAATATTGGCAAGCCGAGGGAAGAAAGTACATTAGCTGGGATCGTAAGTACAAATGGTTCATGCGTGAGTACCGCACCAACAAGCGAGGTTTCATTAACAGCGGGGGCGCAGCGTCAGCTAGAGGTGGGGGATCCAAACAAGGTGTCAGCCAGAGTGAGAGAATGCGCGAGTACCTTGCTTCCTAGCCTACAAGAAAAGCACAGCCAAGACTTCACACTCATGGGCTATTCAATTGGGCGTGAGGATATCGACAAGCTTGAGAAAGCTTTAACTGTAGTCAAGCAAAGCATGGAGCCACTGCCTCACAAGATGATTGTCCAGCAGATCAAGACGATTGCACCATTGGTTACGCTTGGTGCTTCGTTCGATGTTGATATGCTCCACGGCAAGACTGAGGCTTTGGCTAGAGAATTGGCGCAGTATCCTGCCGACATTGTTATCTATGCAGTCGATAAGGTTAAGAAGAAAGCAAGGTTCTTTCCATCTTTCGCAGAGTTTGCAGAGATCTGTGAACCTATGGCTGCACCTCGTATTCTTTTGCACAACAAACTGCATAAATGCATTGATATGCACAGGTAGCTGTGCGATAATGCAGCATAAATAAAGGAGTGGACATGGAACGTAAGGGTTTCATCGGGGGTTCTGACCTCTACAATATATTACGCGGTGACTGGCATGACCTATGGCTGGTCAAGACAGGCCGCAAGCAGCCTGATGATCTTAGCCACATCTTCAAGGTCAACCTTGGCAATGTGACAGAGCCATACAATCTGGAATGGTTGTCAAAGGATACCGGCCTTGAGATTGCAGACCAGCAAGCAGCAGCATGGACTGAACTGCTTGGTGTGCCATTCAAAGGACAGGCTGATGGCATCGGCACTGATGAGCAAGGCGTTCGATACCTGATCGAGTGCAAGCATACATCGAGCAACAGGTCTATGAACCAGATGCTCGACAGCTACATGCCGCAGATACAATTATATATGTGTCTGTTTAAACTCAAGCAGGCTTACCTGTCTGTGATCTTTGGCAATGAACATGACTACTGCACAGTAGATTACAACCAAGACTATCTGCATGCCGTTGTCACCAAGGTAGCAGAGTTCTGGCAGCTAGTTACGTCTGACACTGAGCCTAGCTATGACCTAACCACGTTCAAGATTGATTGGTCTGCTGTCAACATCAACGGCCTCAAGCT